AAAAAAAAAAAAAAAAAAAAAAAAAAAAAAAAAATAAAAAAAAAAAAAAAAAAAAAAAAAAAAAACAGGGCCGGGGGCCTATAAACGTAACTATGTTACAGCGTAACTGATTCTTAATCCCATTTGTGGCTTTGCTATATGTGCTTGAGACGAAATCTCGCTGTTCATTCCGTGAACAAAAACCATATCGTTGTTCAGCTATTTAGATTCACGTGAACAGGGCTTTTTCGGCCGCCGACAATGAAAATACACATTACGTTTTACGCGTAACAGTTTGCCGCACCTAACTTTCCCGTTCACGTTATGAACAATCATTGTTCTTTTATTAATATGGAACATCATCAAAATCCATAAAATAGTTTACATACATATAAGCATCATAACATAAATTATATGTGTATTCATTTAATGTTTCGTGGTCAATGTTTAAATTAAGCTGACCATGAATTTCTTCTTGCCATGTGATCCAATAATAAAACATATTAATCTCTCCTTTAAATTTATATCATTAAACCTTGTTTAAATCATCCCCATAATCAGGTTATCAATCCATTTCTCTTACAACAACATCACTACTTCACTACCTATCCTATTGCCCTGCTTCTGCTGATTTCTTCTCTGCAATTTTCTTCATCAGCATTTCTAATAATTCTTCATCACTCTTTCCGCTTTTTGCCAATGCTTCAAGTGCCTGATCCTCACTGATAGCCTTCTTCTCTCCGGGCTTCTTCAATTCCTTCCAAACAAAATCATTCACTCGGTCTTGAGCATCAACACTATCAGCGATGATATTCTTACTGATGGTGAGCTTTTTGCTATCCTTGTCATAATATGGAGCATCATCTCCCAATAGCTTTATCGCCTGATTGAAGTCATTCACATTCTTGTAAGTCTTAACCCCCGGACGAGCTACCGCTCTTAATGATATCAGCACCGCTTGAATCGCTGTCTGTAACATAGGCAAAAGAATCTCATTCTTTCTTGCCCATTCCAGCATCTTCTCTTCATCCGTGAAAACCTCTCCCAGACCTTCCATCCAGACCGGTAAATCAAGTATAACTTCATTCCCGATATGAACAACCTCAAACGATCCCTCTTCCAATGTTGTGAAAATAGATTTACTCATGGTTATTTTCTCCCTTTTGATTTATATAAATAATTTGCTTATCAAAACCGGCTTTGCCGGACGGATCAATAACCTGATTATAAAGATGATTTGCAGGCTTCGCCTGCCGGGGGCCATATCCCTTTATCTGTTTTCCTAACCCCCTCTTGGAATATTATCCCTCAAAATTAACGGCCCGAGTCTTACGTGTGTAACCTGTGAAATCTTACTGGCGGTTTTTGAGTTTTTGATAAATCCCTATGAATGTAAAAGATCGAAATAAAATTTTAAATCTTGAAAAATTTTAAAGGTTTAATCTTCTTGTACGTTTCTTCCGTTCTTGTATGAATAAAGGTATTGCAATCCACGTGCCACATATTACCGTAATAATCTAACTAACCGGAATTATTACAAATATTAATGGAAAAAATAAATATCGGGATATTCTGAGAATATTTCAGGAAAACAAATCCCCCCATAAATCATCCAAAATAGTTCAAATTAATAAACCCGTTATGTAAACTAATTGGCTTTCTTTAACAATTTCAACAACTTAGCCGATTCAAAATAATGAACTTATTATGTCAACTATTAAGTAACTATCTGAAATCATTACCAATCATTGGTTTATAATTATGAACTCAGGGAAAATATCGACAAATCACCCCATCCCACGGGTATATATAAGGATAGCAAGAAGCGTGCCAGGGTGATAACAATACTTGTTCTTTTATCCATATAATCCTTCATCCTCATCCTTATCCACCTATCCATATGAATCAATCAAAACCTCCCACGATATATATAATCAAAAGACAAAAGGGGGATGGAATAGATTCGCGTACATAGGGGGTAATAACGAATGCATTTAGAAAATTTACTTAAAAGCTCCATTACAAATCATAAATCAGAAATTATACTTTCATAAATTAAATAATCAAAAGCTCCGACGAAGCCATCATAAGAATCATCATCTGGGTTATATTATAAAGGGGAATATTATTATATAAAGCCTCAGGTCGAAAAGCTCCAAGCAGTATTATCATGTTCTTATGGGCAAATTAAAATATATGACTGTTCAGAAAGTGAACAAAAAGCAACAAAATAATTTTAAAAAACACAAAATAATCCTTGACATTTCAATATCTTCCATGCTATCCTTCTTATATAATCCCCACAAATTTTATTATGGATCAGCTTATGAAACCCTTACAAACATTAAAAACTCACCACAGGGAAATAGGGAGGCTTAAGTTCCAAGGACTTGGCACAAACGAGATCGCCGAAAGAGTTGACCTATCCCCCGCAACAGTAAGTACATTACTAAACAACCCATTAATGCAGGGATATATCAATGGCTTGCAAGATCGTGCAGATGAGCAGGTAATAGATGTTCGGAAACGAATGGCAGAACTTATTCTTCCGGCGATAGAAGTTCAGGCTCTTATGCTTGATCCAAAACGAAATGCTCATATTAACCCCTCCGTGCAACTCAACGCATCTAATTCCATACTTGATCGTACAGGGTATAAACCTCCAGAAAAATCATTCCATCACCATTCAGTAATAACTGCCGCTGACCTTCTTGAATTAAAGAATCGTGCCCAGCAAGTTGATACATCTTATCTTGACGCCATAACCGTAAACTAAGGAGTGTTTTATGTTTTCTAATCTCCCTGCAAAGGTTCTTATTTTTGGAATAATTGGCTTATCCTTTTACATCAGTATAATCACCGCATGGAATACAAATAAGATAGAGAAATTAGACGTTAAACTAAATCAAGACATGTCCTATCTCCCAAAAGAGTATGTTAGATTAGAACGATATTTAAACGATCTGCAAATAAACCGTTATTACTTAGAGCGAATTGAAAATAAACTTGATACATTAGTAACAAAGAAGGAGTTATAAAATGACCCTTGCAAGAATGGATAAACGTAATTCGAAGCAAACAGCTTGGCATTATGAAGAAACAATTGGAAATGGCCTAACTGGTGCTGATGTAATTATCCCTGCCAGTCCACAAGTTAAGAAGATCACTTGCACAATAATTGCTGGAGCCAATACTGGAAAGTTTCAATTCTCTACAAGCTCAAACTCAAAGATCGTTGCCGGCACAGCCGTATGGCAAGACTGGTTTAATTCAACAACTACAGGAACATATACTGATGTTGCTTCTGGGCCAATTACCGGAATTCGTGGAGTGTCTGTCTCTGGAGAAGTCTCAATTGAAGTAGTTATATAGGTGTATTATGACTATTCAAACTGATTTATTCGTTCAAGGACTGTGGGAAGAAAATGTATGGACAGGAGGATTATTTCTTTCTTCTTTTGCTTCTGATCTTGCCATGCTTCTTAAGGCCACAGAAGGCAGTTCTACTCAAATGGATTTGATCTCCAGAAACTTAATGGTCGACACATCAGCCGGACCAATCTCCCACATAAACGAATCCGGGGGTTTGGTCACAACGGCAGCGACTGTGCCTTGGGTTACGCAGCATGGGTTTACTTCTGTTGGCGCTGTTCCCCAGAAGTGCTTGTATCCTAATGATCCTGGGGAGTGGGTGCTTTTTAGTGGGGCAACACGGACTGCGACAGGGGGAGTATTCGGACCATACACTGAATATAATATAATTGACGCGGGAGACGTGGGAGACGATGTTATATTTTGGAGTTCTTTAACCTCTGGGCAGCCAAGCGGTATATTATATTTTGCTGTGTATTATAACGCGGGAACATCTGGAAAGATTCGCTTAAAGGCAAATGACTTAACGAGTGGTCTTGACTGTTTGTATCGAGGAGATATAGGGTCTGCCATAGTTAATGTAAACAATTCTGGAACTTTGACAATATTATCAGATACATATGATGCAGTTAAGGGGCATAGAATTCTAACAGGATCTGTACTTTTTAATAGTTTAAATAATACTTTAAAACTACATATAGGCCCAAACTCGTCTACCAACCAAACCATAAAAGTCCTCGGAGCAGCAGTATCTCAACACCAGGCAATCCTATCAGACCTTTATATCCCAGCAGCAGGGGCCCCAGTAACCACAGCCACAAGAGCCGGGACCGAATCTCAGACTATCTCCGATAAGATGCTGGATGCGTTGGATGGGGTGGCTGATGGGGTTGAGGTATTGACTAATGGTGATTTTTCTACAGGTGATTTTACGGGTTGGATTGCAGCAGGCCCCCCCTCCACAGCAGAGGTTATTGACCACGAAGGTGTAACAAATGCCGCCCATATTATAGGAAATTCTGATCAAGGATACAATCAGCAAGGGATAGCATCGGGATTATATGGAGCTGTCAGATTTAAGATTAAGGTCGTATCTGGTGGAGTATATCTTGGAAAATCTAACAATAAAGTTGCTGGGATCAATTTCGTTAATGCTGCATGGGCAGAGTATGCTTATCGGTGGACAAGTGGAGATACTATTTTTAGATTTTATGCATCAGATGTGGGGTCTGAATTTTACATAGCGGATATAGAGTATATCCCTATCTCCCCAGCCAAAGGTCAAATCCAAACAGAAGTAACCTTCCCCTCCTACGTTCCCACAGGCATCCACAAGTTGTTTCAGTTCTCTGGTATCGCTTGGATTTCATTTGATGGTACAAACAATCTGCTTATATTGACTGATGGGACGAACACAATAAGCGTACCATTTACCCCGTCAATAGCAACCCCCTATCCAATATGGGCGGCTTGGTATACAGACGCAATGCAATTATCTGCCACAATCGCTGGTACAGAGACAATATCTGCCCAGGCAGATTTTACCGGAACAATGCTCGAAACCGATACCACCAAAGTAACTCTTGGTGATTCAGCCAGCACCGCATTGATCGCAGTAGGTGAGAAAATCACAATCAAACCATTCTCGGGTGTTTTCAAGGAGGCAACATGATAAGCCAAGTCCGATATCTTAGATGCCCTGTGACTGATTACGACGATGAACAGAAAAAGGTTTATCTTGCCCCCCATTTAGAATGGTTCACGAATGCAACGAAAATTGCCCAGGTAGGCGATGTGGTTATACTTGATATGCTTATCGGAACTGAAACTTGTAATTACATCAAAGAAACAAAGGGTATTGATGATCCATTTACGCTTGATGCTGTGCAAGAGATGGCTCTGGAGTGGTATTACATTGGCGATAAAGAATCAGATATCATTGCTCTGTACCCGGAACTTGCTGGTCAATATCAAGACGGTGTTGATGAGGATGGAAACCCGATTATGCGAGATAAGATTGACTCTTCTAAATGGTACGGTTTCGAATGAAAAATCGTAGATGGCAAGATAAAATTACCTCATCATGGATTGGAATCTATACGGCATATTTACTCGGGATAGGTTTTCTTATTGGCTTGTATTGGCCACAGATTAGTTCATTACTCAAATAAAACAGGAAAGTAAATGGCTTCATTTTTCGATCAACATCCTCCAGAAATTCAAGACTTGTTGCTTAGGTGCATGAAGTCTACGAAGCTATTCGCTAAGACATTCTTTCCTGATGAAGTAACAAGCGCATTTAACTCTCTTCATGATAAGATGTTTGAAGTTATCGATCATCCGAAAGCGAAGAAGAAAGCTCCTGTTGCTCCACGTGGGCTTGGCAAGACGACGATTGCAAAGATCCGGACAGTTAAAGCTATTGTGTTTCGGGAAACGAATTTTATAGTTTATCTGTCCAATTCGGAAACAAGTGCTGTTGAGCAAACAGAACATATTAAACGTATGCTTCTTGAGAATGAACTTATTATTAAGTTGTTTGGGAAGGTTACTTTTTCTGAAAAAGGCTTTAAAGAAGGATTCTCGAAGCAATCTTGGGTAGCTTATGGAGATGTATATGTTCTGCCCCGTGGCTCAGGTCAGCAAGTTCGTGGTAAGAACTGGATGGGTCATCGGCCTGGATTATTCATCATAGACGATCTTGAAACAACTGAAGGAGTTCGTTCACCTGACCAGAGACAAAAATTATCCGATTGGTTCTTCTCAGATTTGATGAAGTCAGAGTCTAAGTTTGGTGAACGAGCAGAATTCATTTACATCGATACTGTGAAACATCAAGACTCGTTGCTACAAAACCTTATTGATTCTCCTGATTGGCTGAAGGTAAACACCCCTGATAAAGTTCTTGCCATCTGTGATGAAAACTTTAATACCTTTGATCCAAATTACATGACAACAGAGGAGATTAAACAAGAATATGAGAATCATCGTGGAATAGATGGAAGACCAGATAAGACTGATTTGTTCTATATGGAATATATGAACATTCCTATATCTATTAAAGACGCAGTTTTTAAAGAAGAATTTTGGAGATATTATGAAGAGCGTGGAAGTTATCTCTTGGTACGCAATTCAGTCGAGGTTGTTCACCACATGAACACGCAGGGGAGGAATTTAGAACAGGTGGAACGTATCCCAATTAATGAACTCATAACTGTTGTTATTGGTGATCCTGCAAAGACAGTGAAAATGCACTCTGCTGAATCCGCCATAGTTGTTTGTTCGGTTCATCGGAAATCACACAAAATCTTTATTCGAGAACCCTGGTCTGGTAAGGTACGTCCTGATCAATTTTATGATGAACTCTTTAGGTGTGTCCTAACCTATCGTGCTCGGTTCCTCGCTGTTGAAGTAACTGGTTTGAATGAATACATATCCCAACCGATAAAACAACAGATGAAGATTCGAAGCATCTTCCCGATCTTCATAGAACTTAATGCTAAAGGTGATAAGGATGTTAGAATATCAAATGCTCTTGCACCGCAATACAAACAAGGCTACATCTACCATAATCAAACTAATTGCTCGGCATTAGAAAACCAGTTGAAGTGGCATCCTAAGTCCAAGCTTAAGGATTTAATTGATGCAGAATCATACATTACTTGGTTAGTTGATAATAATTATTTATACTTTGAAGGTGAAGATGATGAAGATGGTGAGGATGAATTTTTTGATCTAATCGAAGATCTTGATGAAGATATTGAGAATGTGATTGGTAATAATTATCAATTAGTCTAAAGAGGAATTACAAATGCCTATTAATATTTATGGAGCAGTTCAAGAAAGAGAAGATGTTAAGAGTCTAACTTGGGATAAAGACATATCTTATAACTATCCAAAAGGTTTGAATCTTAAGCCTGGGTCTGAACAACACAAGAAGTTGTTGTCCTATATTCTCGAACAATCTTCTTATTCTGCTTCCATTCAATCCCAGCGGTTTTCTGACTGGAATAAAATGGACCAATCATTAATCGCTTATAAACGTCCTGACAAGGATGAAAAGAAAGTTACCGATGAAGATGATCGGAGGCCAATTTCAATTGTCTTCCCATACTCATATGCGATTCTCGAAACTCAGCTTGCTTATATGATTGCAGCATTCTTTCAAGATCCTATATTCACCTATGAAGGTTATTCAGGCGAAGATGTTGTTGGTGGGATACTTCTGACTAAGATCATAAGTCTTCATGTAAGAAAATTCAAAGCTATGCTTAACCTCCATACGATGTTCCGAGATGGATTTGCTTATGGAGCTGGCGATGTCGGAGCATACTGGGCCACCAGTCCGAATGGTTTTTCTGGAAATGCCTTGATGAATATAGATCAATATCGTTTGCTTCCAGATCATAATGTTGCAGCACATGACTTTCAAAAAGGGGAGTCTTATGGTTGGTCTGCTGATACGAATTACATGGAACTGTTATCGGAAGAACAGAATAATCCAGACACAATATTCAATGTTAGATATTTATCCAAGCTGAATTTCCGAGGCACGAGTATTTATGGGAAGGAAAATTCCGGAAGGTATATCAAGAATCCAAAGTCTTTGAATACTTCTCAAGATGGAATCATTACCGAACTATACCGTTATGTTAAACTCATCCCGGCTGAACATGATCTCGGTCCAAGCAATTATCCTGAACTTTGGCAATTTCGAGTCGCTGCCGATGCTGTTATTATAAGTGCTCGACCTGCGGACTTACTTCATAACTCCTTTCCGACAGCAAAGCTTGTTCCAGACTTTGATGGTTATAGTTCAAGTCCAATTGCCAAGCTCGAAATAGTTGGAGGATTGCAAACTGTAATTGATTTCGAATTCAATTCTCATATTGCGAATGTAAGAAAGGCAGTAAATAATACTCTTATTGTTGATCCATCAATGATTAACATTAAGGACATGGCTGATGGAAAGCCTGGCGGAATTGTTCGGATGAAACGACAAGCCTGGGGACAGGGAAGAATTGCTGATGCAGTTCACCAGCTCCGGGTTGATGATGTAACTAAGAATAACATTAACGATGTGAATTTCATTGTCTCAAATATGCAAACCCTTATGGGAACTAATCCCGCCTCAATGGGTGAGCAACGTCAGAGTGGGCCTGATCGTCTCACTAAAGCAGAGTTTCAAGGTACTGTTGGTGGACAAGTATCTCGACTGAAAAAGACAGCTCAGATCGCTGGCCTCCAGGCATTTCAAGATATTGGAGAATTGTTCGGATATCATACACAACAAATGCTTACTGAAGAACAATTTATTAAAATTGCTGGATATCAACAACAAATGCTTCTTGCAGAGTTTGGTCCGACATCTCAGAACAATAGAATCTCCCGTGGCCGTATGGCAATATCTCCGGAAGAATTGGATATAAATTATGATGTTCTCGTTCGAGATGGATCAATCCCTGGGAGTGGTAATGCAGCGTTTTGGGCACAGTCATTTGATAGAATTGCTCAAGATCCACAACTTCGTCAGACATTTGATTTGGTTAAGATCTTTAAGACGATGGGGAGAGAATCTGGTGCAAAGAACATGGATGATTACATATTAAGAGGTGGAGGAAACATCAATCCGGTACTTGAACAAGATGATAATGTTGCCAAGGAAGTTCAGGCAGGGAATCTTGTTCCATTTAACAGGAGTGCACAGTAATGACAGATTATATAGCTTATGATGAAGATTATGATATTCTTGAGGTTGTGTCTGCTCCTGCAGATTTTGACCTATTCATTAAGAGTACCCTACACACCGATTTTCAAACAGCGATAAATTTGAGAATAGAGATGTTGAACAATATGTTAAGCGATCCAAAGCTCATCCATACTGGAAGAGATTATGATGTCTTTCGGGGTGGCCTCCGAATGGCAGAAGAAGTTAAGAATATGTTTATAGATATCCGAGATGGTTTTATTAATGTAGAAAAGGAGAGTGTAAAAGATGAAAACTAAAGATTTTTACCTAAGATCAATGAGACTAATTTATGGGGAAGCTGACCCTAATTTTGCAGAATTTCTTAAAGCTGGCGGAGGAAGTCAGAGTACTCCTGATCCAGATCTTGACGATGATAATGATGATGGTGTTGATGATGGACAAGACGACAATCAAGATGATAATCAGGACGATGATGGTCAGGATAATCAAGACGATCAGGACGATGATTCCTCTGATGATAAAAAACCCAATCAGACGATTCAAATGCTTCAGGATCAAATATCCAATTTAACCAGCCTGGTTACTTCTCTTGCAGGTAAGAAAGAAGAAGTTGTTGATGAACCTGAGCCTGAAATCGATATCTTTGAATCTGAAGATTTCACAAGTCTTGCAGAAGGTATGGCATGGGATGATAAAGAGACAAAACTCATGAAGGTCTTTTTATCCAAAGCTCTTGAAAATAACTCGAAGCAAACTCTCAAAGCTGCTATGAAAGACCTTCCTGATATTGTGAACACATCGGTTACAGCAAATCAGACTCATTCAGAAATCAGAAAGAACTTTTTTACTGATCACAGTGCTCTTGCCCCAGTAAAGAAATATGTGGCTGAGATTGCGTCAACAATCGCTACTGAATATAAACAAATAGGAAAGAAAGCTTCTTTGCAAGATATCTTAAATGAAGCGGCAAAACAATCCTATAAGAATTTAGGCATAAAAAAAGCGGAAAAACAGAAAGATGGTGAGTCCCGAGGTGGTAAGCCTAATCCTGCATTTCCAAAAAACAGGAGCAATGCTCGCAAGGGTGCTTCTAAAACATCTAAAATGCAGAATGACATTCAAGCAATTATGTCATTAGACAATTAAAAGGAGTTCTATTATGAGCGGTGAAGGAAAGTTTTTCACAGGATTGCATAAAGGTAATGGCGAGTTTGAAGGAAGGGTTAATGAGGGTAATAACAAGAAAATGATCGTTGAAGATTTTAAGGTTGCACCTGTTATGTCTGCTGCTCTTGGTTCTGCAGCAACAGCTACAAGCGCAAGTCTTATGCATATGGGGAAGAATACATTTCTTACTACTCCAATTGTAGGCCAGACTCTTATTGCCCCGGTAATTGCGGCAACTGGTCTGGATGTTGCTGGAGATCAGACAGATAATGATGGAAGAGAAATTGACTTCTCTGGTGCTGGTGCAGTTATTGTTCCGGAGAAATCATACAAAGTTGGTGCTGGTGCATTTTATGGCAAGCTCAAATTCTCTCTTGCTGATGTATCTGGGACTGACCTCTGCATGTTTGGCTTTCGTAAAGCTGCTGCACATAATGCAGATGCAACAGCTTACACTGACTTTGCAACCCTGAATGTGGTTTCTGGCAACATTAGTGTTTCCACGAATCTCAATTCCGCGGGTATCTCCACGACTGATACAACTGATGATTGGGCCGATACTGAAACACACGAGTTGGAAGTCTATGTCTCAACTGCAGGCGTAGCTACCTTTAAGATTGATGGTGTTGCTCCGACAGTGACTGCTGCTGTAACTCTTGATACTGGCGATTCATTTATTCCGTTCTTCCAATTCTTGCAAGCAGCTAATCTTTGTGATACAATAATCTTGATTAATCTGGAAGTTGGTCTTCAATAAGGAGGTATGGTTTGAAAACTGAATATATTCGACTTCTCCATCTTTATGGAGAGAAACTTGGCAATGGTGTTGCAGGTACTACTGCGGACATCACGGTCTTAGAACGGGATTTTCAAGGAAAGATCTCTCGGGCTACAGGCTTGGATGTTCCGGTAAATGCAACTGCAGGGTATGCGAAAGGATGCCTTTTTATTGACAGGAATGTTGTGACTGGATCATCCGGATTGTATGAAAATATCGGCACTACAACTTCCTGTGTGTTTAATGCAATTGGAGCTATAACTGCTGATGAAATTACTCTTGCTCAAGGGAGTGTCCTGATTGGTAATGCCTCCGGTGCAGCGACAGCTCTTGATGGTAAAACAACTACTCAGATTCTTGTTGGTAATGGTACTACAATGACAAGTGTTGCTCTTAGTCAAGACATTACTATGAACAATGCTGGTGTTGTTACAATTGCGAAGATCAATAATCTGGCAACTGCTGCAGAAGTTAATCGTGCTTGTGATGTTAGCACAAGAAAAGTAGCTTTAACTGGTACGGCTGCGATTACAGAAGTTCTTCATGAAGGTAAAACCTGTGTTATTACAGGCACAGGTGCAGAATATACCTATACTCTGCCTGAGGCAACTGGAAGTGGAGCAAAGTATACTTTTATCATGAATGAAGTTAATACCAGCAACACTATCTTTACAACTGCTGATGCTGGCAACTGTTCCTTTTTTGGGAGTGTAAACATTCTTGATAAGGATGCAGCAGCACAGGCAGCATATGCTCCTGCGGCAACTGATGAAATCATGACTCTTAATGGAACCTCAACTGGTGGAGCCGTTGGTGATTTTATTCAGTTCATTGATATGGCTACTGATAAATGGATGGTCTTTGCTCAAATGCAGTGCCCAACTGGTTCTAATCCTGCTACTCCATTCTCTGGTGCTTAGTAGATAGTTAATAAATTAATTAAAATATAAGGAATAATATTATGGCTTTTTATGGAATGAGAGGAACTGGTGATTGGGTAGCAAATCAAATGCCGGAAAACTGGAACGAGGCAATTCTTTATTGGTTTCCGAATGGTGATGCTCCCCTTACGGCAATCATGAGTAAGATGCAAACTAAACCGCTTGATTCTCCTGTATGGCATTGGTGGACACAAGGTCTGCCTTCTCATGCAGCAGATATCACCGGGGTATATTCTGATGCTGGTTTATCTGTTGCTTATGTTTCAGGTGCTGCAATTGGGGCGATGATTTATGTCAAAATGACTGCTGCGGATATCATGAAATTCATTGTCTCTCATCAGGTTATCCTGCGTGATGCCTCTGATATGTCAACAGATTGTATTGGTCTTGTAGTTGATCGGGTTGAATCTGGCTCAAGTTCATATGTACAGGTTAAATTGCTGGAAGCTGATGATAACTCTGGAGACTCCCATACTCTTGCTAACGCAGACAGAATCCTTGCTATTGGTTCAGCAAACGAAGAAGGCGCTGGTATGCCTGATTCTATTTCCTACGATCCGACTGAGTGGTATAATTATACTCAGATCCTGCGAACTCCGTTGGAAATCACTGGAACGGCAATGGAAACTAATCTGAGAACCAATCCTCAGGCGTATGCAAAACTCCAGAAAGAAACCCTCCAGGATCATTCAATTCTTCTGGAAAAGAATACTTGGTGGAGTATCCCGAGTGTCGGAACTGGAGCTAATGGTAAACCCATCCGGACCACAATGGGGATCATTCCTGCAATCAAAGGTGGGTATCTTGGACATGGTGGAGCATCTGGTACTGTTGATGATTATGTCCTTAATACTGACTATGCTGGGCAGACATGGTTATCTGGTGGTGCTGACTGGTTAGATGAGCAGTTGGAAATCATCTTCCGTTATGGCAAGAAAATGAAACTGGCTTTCTGTGGTTCTCTTACTGTAGCTGCGTTGAACAAACTCGTGCAGAATGGTGGAGATTACTCTTGGGGTCCTGATACGACTTTGTATGGGATGGCAATTAAAGAATGGAAGACTCCTTTTGGTTCTATCGGATTGATCATGCATCCATTGTTTAATTATGAAACTACGACCAGACGGATCATGGTTATTATTGAACCTGAGAATTTGGTGTATCGGCCTCTCCGGAATCGTGATACGAAGTTTATTGGTGAAGGCATTGCACAGACCAACACTGGTTATACTCGCCGAGACGGTATTAAGGAAGAATACCTCACTGAGCGTGGTATTGAGTATCAGAATCCAAATGGTTGGGGTTATTTGTATGGATTTGGTCTTGACAACACTGCGTCATAACTGACTAATCGCTGTTCATAAAGTGAACAACCTCGGCAGGGGTGTGAAGGCATCCTTGCCGAGTTACCCATTCCCGGATATTCGGAGATTAAATAATGAACTTACTTGCTTTGAGAACAAAACTTGTGCAATTATCAGGGCGATATGACTTGGTCGTGGATACGACTGCTTATGCTGATAATGGTGCAAATTTTCATATATATGAAGGACAAAAATACTTGTCTGGATTAATCGAAAATCGTCCTATGCTTGCACAAGTATTTCTTCCGCTTGCAATTAACGGATACTCCATCACGTTTCAAAATCAATGTAGAAATGTTACAGGGGTTTTTGTCAATTCAACTTCTGAAAGATATGAACTTGAGAAGGTTGAACTTAAAGACCTTAAAACCTGTTACTCCGAACTTGCCTCTGCAGTTACTTCTGGTGCACCAGGTTATTATGCGTTGGCAAATTTGATGGCCTTAGAAACCACATCGCAAGTAAGTCTCGGAACCTTTATAAATCTCACTCATGCAGAATCAGACACTAAGTATGATTACACTGGTTTGATAATCGTACCTCCTGCAGAGGAAGCCCTTGTAGTTGAAATTACTGGAAAGTTTGAACAGAAAGAATTATCCAGTGATACTGATAATAATTATTGGGCAACTATGCACCCAGGTTTACTCCTTATGGCTGCTCGGAGAGATTTGGAAATCCATAATCGAAACTCCGAAGGAGTTAAGGATTGGGATAATTTTATTTCTATAGCAATAAAAAAATTAAACCATGACTTTATTGAAGAAGAAGCTCATGATGTAGATCAACTTAAGGGGTAATAAAAATGATTAAGACAAATGATGAGTTATTAGAACTCTTTGAAGATGTTGATAAATTCAACTCTTATATGAAAGATTATGGTGAGAAGATAAAACAAGATCTTCTTCTTTCCATCCCAGTTCTTGTTCTAAAATTTGTGCAAAATAATGCAAACTATACCACAACGGTTGAGAATTTCTACAAGGACAATGAGGAATTTAAAAACCATAAACCACTTGCCCAAGGAATTATAAACACAATTTCTGCAGAAAATCCTGAGCTAAGTGTTGAAGAAGTTTTTGCTAAAGCAATCCCAATGGTTAAGCAAAAGATTAAGGAGATTAAAGATGCAAAAATTACAGCTTAAAGGCTCTACAGAAGAGAACTTTAAAAAGATAGAAACTGTTCTTGAGCGAGTAATACGAAGAAACTCAAGTGATTTAATCTCATTCACTCCTTCTTCATTAGTTCATACTTTTAAAGAAGCTCCTGATGCAAGTGGAAATTTATTCAAAATGGCTTTATTCAGTGGGAAGCTCCGGAAGGTTTTATTTAAACTTACTTCCCTTGTTGGAAAAGATATCCCGGAGTACAAGATAATTATAAATTCAAAGAATGAAAAAAGAGAATTTAAAATATCTTCAAAAGAATTATCTCTAATTCATCCATTAGATATCATGGTAAATGATGAGGATTTTATTGAAATCTATCAAACAAACATTGATAAAGAATGTGTTATTACAGGGATTTTTATTTCTGTTCTTATTGACTTTGAACAAAACTTCGAGACAAGGAAACAAATTATTCTTTCTGAGCTTATTGGAGAGTAACTATGAAAGAGTTTAATCTTCCAATTAATAGTATTTTCAAAGGTCTTTATCCATCCAAGGTATTTAGTAAGAAAATAATATCTTTGAGCGAATGTCACAATCTTGAGCCTGTAAAGGATGATTATGATCTTCATGAACTCATGATAGATTTAAATGCCACAGGATACGCCTGGGGAACTCCCGCAAGTTCTTCTCCTGAAATGGGTTCAAATGTGTGGGAAGATAATCAGGAGTATGTATGGGAAGATCATGGTTCTGATATTTGGCAAGACTCTTAAAGGATATGTATAATGGCAAGCAAAATCTTTTATAAGAATACTTTGACCGGAGGAGTTGAGAGTAGTCTTGATGGGATAGATGGGAATGAACTCCTTGATGGTTATCGAGCTTTTGTTATAAATGAAGATACGTTCTATGTTTATATCCTAAGTGCTACTTCTGGCGCAATGGAAAGTTCTCCTGATGTTATTATGCCTGATGCTAATGCAGGGAATAAAAGATGGATTTTGATTATTACGATTAATGAGGCGGGAGTTATAAATACTGCGGGTAATGTTTCTGTTGTTGATTCTGGAGATTATTTTACTGGAACTAATGTAGAAGCAGTTCTGCAAGAACTTGGTCTTACAACTAAAACAAATACTACGCATGTTGGTTCCGATGGGACTGACCATTCACATGTAGAGTTAAATGATACGCATAGAACTTCTGATGGTAAGGATCATGATGATGTGGTATTTAACAATGCTCATAGAGCAATAACTGATGGATCAAATCCACATGAAACTCTTCCAAATGTTACTAATGACTTACAACTAAAAGCTTCTCAATTAACTCAAAACATAACTGATAGCACAACAAATATTCCAAGTACAAATGCTGTTATGTTATATGGAGAATCTTTAATTGAACTTGAGAATATTTTTCCTGCTGCATATACTACTATACAAGACTGGAATAATACAATCCAATCTGCAGGAGTCATTTCTGGAGGAATGATCACAGATGATGGCGATGGAACAATTACTGTTTCAGTCTGTGAAGGGATAATCAAATCTACCGATTCTATTATTGGAGATAATTATTTCTTCAATATTGAAGAATCAACTACTTTAGTTCTTACAAACGATTCGATTAATTATATAGCTGTTAATTATAATTCTGGAACTCCTATTTTCCAGACTACTATTACGAATGTTGCAAATGGACATACAATATTCAATCTTGGAAAAGTATATAAAGAAGATACAATAATTGATATTTTAAATTCTGGATTACGCATTGAAGATCTCGCTAAACGATCTCACCAAGTTCAGCTTGAAGATGAAGGATTGCATTTTGTATCTGGAGCAATTGTTGGTGAAACTGGAACTTTGAATATTTCCATATCTGCTGGGATTATGCACGCTGGAAATAATCGTATTATTACCGAAGGTATTGATACCAATCCTGCAGGGGCTGCGGATACTTTTAAGTATTATTACTATGACGGAGATCTTGCAACACCTGGATGGGTAGAAACTTCCGCATCTGCAATTGATTCAGCAAATTATAATGATGTTGCGACTGGACTAACTGCTATTGGAGTTGCTCGATATGGAGTTCATTGGGTTTATAAAGGAGGGCATGTTCATACATATGTCTTGTATGGGCAAGGGAGTTATAAACTCCTCGAAGCCCAGGCCGCCCAACCTCCATCAAGCCTTCCAACCCATGTAGAAGAGATGGGAGTTCTTAGAGCAAAAATTATTGTTGCAAAAGACGCAGTTGTTTTTACAGAAATTGCAAGTGTTACTGATATTAGTTTTACTTCTTCTACTCCTGGAGATCATGCTGAGTTGAGTAATCTGCAAGGAGGCGCAGCGAGTGAGTATTACCATTTAACTGCTGCTCAACACACTCTCTTAACCACTCCAAACGCGTTCATTGTAAATATGAAAACCTATGGCGCAGTTGGTACAGGTGTTGGAGGACAGGCGCAAGATATTATTGGAAAAAATGCGGCGCTTGCAGCACTTGCTGCGGCTGGTGGAAGAGGTATTTTATATATCCCAGGTGGAGATTATTACATTGACGGAATAGAAATAATAAACCCGGCTGATGCTAATCTTAATCGTATAAGCATCATTGGTGATGGGGTTCATATTACAAAGATTCATGGAGAAGATAGTGCAGTTATATCAATTAAAGGGTTAGGAGATAGTCTTACATCTCTTGGCGTAAACAGTTATCAAAGAATTTCTGGAATGTCGCTTTATTCTACAACAGCCTTTGCTTCAATCGGACTTTTGTTAGTTGACGCAGCTTTTGTTCACACAGATGAACTTTATGTTGCTGAATGTTCTTATGGAATCTATGGAGTAGATACTGTAACTTGTAGATTTTCAAACTGTCATTTAACATATAATTTTTATGGGGCTAAATTTGAAAGAGGAGTAGTAGAGTCTGCACCAGATGGAGATTATTTTACTGGTCCTAATGCACATATTTTTGATAATGTGGTGACAGCATTAAACAAAGAATGGGGAATGTGGTTTACGGAAGGCACTCCAGTTAATTTCTATGGAGGATCTTTTGAGGGTAATGGTATTGATCTTTACTCTCAAGGTCCTGGAGGAGCAAACTTTGGGCTACAAGTATCTGGTGGCGGTATTGAAGGAAGATCAGGAGTAAACATAATAGGCACTTATTTTGAGAATAATTATGGTTCACAGGTTATTCTTAGTAACACTACATATGATCTTTCTCATTCGATTAGCAACTGTGTGTTTAATAGACTTACAAATGATGTAACTAATCACATCTTAATTGGCACAAGTGCTCCTTCAACGGCAACAAAAATTCTTCTTTCATCAAATGGTTTTTATAACGCTGTGAGTGAAGGTTATACAGTATCCTCAAGTAGAATGTCAATTGCCTGGTCTGGTCCTGGAATTGAAGTATACGATTTGGGAAATACCTTCAGTCATACAGAAGATACTCCTACAAACTTTACTTCCTTTGGTTCTGGCTCCTCTCCATTTTCTGCTCCAGAGATTAATATTGCCATTATCGGTGATAGTCTCTCACAAGCATATGCGTTTCGTGATACTTGGGCAGATCAATTGAAGAAGATGACTAATCAAATGGGATTGAATATTAATGTTAAGAATTGGGCTGTAGCAGGATCGACATTTTATCTTGCTTATACAGACGCTACCACTCATGAATCTGGAACAAGAACTCAGGTTCAACAATGCATAGCTCATGGAGCAGATATAGTTTTTGTTGCTCTTGGTATTAATGATAGTATTTATGCAAATACAAGAACTCAGGCGCAGATTATTCAGGATGGTACGGATGTTTATAATGCTTTGAAAGCAGGGCTGCCGAGTGCTCAAATTGTTTTAATAAACGAATATCCACATGATGTAGCAACTTTAGGATTATATCCTGGAGCTCTTACAAACACTGCTGCAATTACTTATTCCCATTCAACAATAACCTATAAAGGTCAAACAGGCGTAAGGGTTAATAATGCTACCTGGCTTGGAACTTCCGTTGGAGCAACTAATCTTGCTAAGCATCAGATGTGGGGGAATGTGGCTACAGCTCTTAATGCAATCTATGACGACAACTTCCATGTTGATTTATGGAAAATTGCCAGACTTGGATGCAATGTAGATTGGGGGCATATAGATTCCTTTGGTCATATGTGGTGGGCATTTACAGTTCTTGCGTGGTTAGCTACGAATAATGGAGTGGATGATAATGTTCTTAATGTTGAATTGCTTTCAACAAGTTCATTGTTCTTTGATCTCGATGCTTATTATGCTTCTGTAGTTGCTGGAACAACTACTACTTCGTTTGCAGGAGCTGTTGCTAATTACAGTAGTTATGATATTGTACAAAGAAGTCAGATGTGGATGTATAAGCAAGAAACATTAACTGCTTATGTTGGGCCTGAGTATGGTTATAGCGGAGATTATTTAACAACCGCTATGTTCACTGGATGTGATGTTGGAGCAAAGATATACTTTGCCTGGGATGCGGCTAATTTGGTTGATTCTGGAAAAGTGGTTAGTGACAATGGAGTTTATGCTCATACATTTTGTCCTTATCAACTTGGAGTAAGCACAACAGTTGCAGATCATACAGTAGCTTATGGAATCCTACTCGCTGATAGTACAATGGATGTGTTTGAACAAACGATTAATTTTGCGGCAGTTTCCACAGGAGCTACTGTCAGTGCTCTTTCAGCAGGAGGAACTCCATACTTAACCGCCACAGCAAATACATTATCCTCTCCTAACGGAACTACATTTAATCTTGGATCAAGTGGATCAACGTCTCCGCTGAATGTGTGGGGAGCATTACAAGTAAACACTACAGTTAATGCTGGAGGAACCATTACTGGCGGGAATCTTTCTGCAGGAACTGGACAAGTAGTTGGTGGATCATTAGACATTAATGGTGCTGCAGATATTGCTGGTGCAGTAACTGGTGTTACTTCTATAACAATGAACGGAGCTCTTTCTGGTGTAACATCAATATCAGAAGGTGGCGCAGGAAAACTTACAGGTGATTTAAATGTGACTGGTTCAATGGGAGCTGATAGTAATATGGTATGCGGGGGACAGTTTATGGGAACTGGCACAGGAAGTGCAGCTAAAATAAGATTAAGAAGCGGTAGTTATCTTGAAATAAATTGGTCAGCACCTAACTTTTATATGTACGTAGACGGTACATTAAGAGCAACATGGGCGGGGAATTAGATTATGACAATATCTTCGGGAACAGGAATATGGACAGTAGGAGCCAATTGGCCATGGCCACAAGCATTTTTTACATCATACTATAATCTTGTTGTGGCAATTAAGGCTGATAATGATGTCTCGTTGTATGAACTAACCAATGCGGCAAATACATGGACAGCAACAGAAAGAGTTGTGATTGGAACAAAGGCTACAATAGTTTCTGTTGATGTGGCAGACTTTATTAATTATTATATCATCGCTGTGGAGCTTACTACAGGGAAGAGGCTGTTTGCCAAGAATCCATCAACTGGAGCTGTAGCAGAAATTGCTTCCAGTACAATACCAGTTGGGAATACTTGTTGTAATTATCTGGGGCAGTTTCTTGTTGGAGGAATAACATCTACTGCTGCTCCATGGACAAGCCTTAGTCCTTGTATAGTTGTATGGAGTGAGATTGGAAGTACTGGAATTGATCCAGAAGATTACGTCTCTGCTGGTTTTGCTCCAATGCCGTGGGATGAGAATAATAATGGGAAAGTATATAGAATTCTTCCTCTTGGTAACTCTGTGCGAGTATATGGTGATAGGGGGATTACTAATCTTAAACCCTACACTGTTGGAAAAACAACTGGTTTTGGAGTAGATGTTGTTGAACGCCCGGGGATTCTTTCTAAAGATGCAATTGATGGTGATGAAACTGTTCATGGGTATATTGATAATAATTATAATTGGAATATCGCCACAAGGAAAAAGAGAGCAAATACCGGTTATAGTCAGTATTTAAAAACCATGACTGGCAGAATTATTGTAAGATATGATTCAAGTAAGAAAAAGTTTTATATCTCGAATGGAACTTATTCCTTTGTGTTTAATAAATTTGGAATGTATTCGACAAACCAATGTGCCACAAGTGTATGTAATTTTAATAACATTCAATGTGGCTTTTATAAAGATAATGCAGATACAAAGATTCGTCTTGCTACTACTCCATTTGATGTTGGGTCTCAAGGACTGCAAACAATTGAGGCTGTTGAACTTGGATTAACATATGATACTACAACTGATGCAATTATTTATGGAGCCATGAGTACGAAGTATGGATATAATACTGACTTTCTACAACTTGGTTGGATGCAGCTTAATCCACAAAGGGTGTTTACACAAAAGGTAACTGGAAATGATTTCAAAATCCATATGCAATCAGATTATGTCACGAGTGGAAGTTTTAGTTTAAACTCATTAACCGCTAAAGTTAAATTCTCTGATAAGAGAAATCTAAGAGGGAGAATAAATGCTAATTAGATTATTACCAGAACAGATACCAAATTACATAGACGCGATTAAAGAAACAGTTAATCAAAGTATTCCTCATTGTGATGAAGAAACTAAGACGAATTTAATCAAAGAGCTTTTGATGGAAACCGCCCAATGCTGGTTATCAGAACTTGATGATAAATTTGATGGGATTTTGATAACTCAAACTCGTCATGATATCGCTCTTGGGAAAAAGGTATTCACTTGCTTATGCGTGTATGCTCCAGAAGGAACTGAGGAGAGAAGCTTCATGGAAGGTTTTCCAACACTGGTTAAATATGCAAAAGCCCATGATTGTAAAGTAGTAGATTTTTATTCTGATAATCCAGAGCTTCTAAAATACGCCAGAATGTTTAATGTAATACATGAAGCAACCTATATTCAATTAAGCTTAGAACAATAAGAGGAGGTTCTTATGGGAAGTTCAGGTGGTGGATCAAGTTCAGGAGCAGTAAGTTATCCTGCCTATATGGAAACTGCTCATGCAAGTTGGCTTACGAGTATTACTACATTCTTATCTGCGGCACAAGCAGCGAATCCTTATTCTGCGGCGACTGATTATGATCCAGATACAGACCTTGCAGCAAATGCAACATCTTTGTTAGCATTTTCTAATATTGTTTCTGCGTTTGACCCGGACGGAGACTGGGTTGATGTATGGGCAGTAGCTCAAGCAAAACTTGAAGCTGATGTATTTTCAGATGCGTTGATTAATGCAAAGGTTTCAGCATACAGCGCTGCTGTAATGGCCAGATTAACCAATGATGTGTTACCTGTCTTGCAGAGAGGGTTACAGAATGTTCGTGCGGTTATGACAAGTTCTTATACAATCGGAACAGCACTTGTTACTGCAGATGTGACCAGAGATGTTAATAAATTCGAGGCAGATTTGAAAAGAGATAATGAGCAGAAAAAGCTCGAACTTATTTCGCATGCTGCAGATAAGATGTTAGAAATGTTTATTGCTCAACTTGAGTATTTTAAATTCGTAACTCATTATACCATAGAAACTAATAGGATAAAGATTGTTGCAAAGGTTGAAGAAGTTGCAAAGAATCTTTTATTTGATGAGAAATCCGCAATGTGGAATCTTGAAGCATATACGCCTTGTGCAAACATGCTTGCTTCTGCTTCTGGTGGTACGACTCAAACAGGTAAAGGTATAAGCACAGCAAGTTCTGTCCTTGGAGGTGCCTTAAGTGGAGCTGCTGCTGGGGCAATGATTGGTGGACAAGTTGGGGCAGTTGGTGGTCCGCTGGGAGCAGGTATTGGTGCGTTAGTTGGCGGTCTTGCAGGATTTTTATAAAATATAAGGAGCTATATAAAATGGGAATATTTGATTTTTTGTCAGGGAATACTCCTGATTATGCTGGTGATTTTGGTGGGCCATCTGTAGCAAAGAAACCGAGTGCTTTTGAAAACTTATTTTCTAATGAAACCTTTATTAGAAGTCTTGGTGAGACTGGTGCGAAGATCAGTGCTGGAGTTCCTATAGGAACTGCTGTTGGAGAAGGTGCGAGTAGTTTTGTCAGAAACACAGCGGTTCAGAGAGAAGGTGCGAAGGAAGCAGCTAAGAATCAATCATTCCAGGAAAGGATGTTAGCTGGTTTAATGGATGGATCATTGCTGTCTCCAACAAGTGATAATGTTGGAGCGGATATGATTACATATGACGGAGACGGGAATATAACTATTAAGGCTAAGAAGTCTCCTGCTCCTGTTGGACCATTGAGTGAACAACACCCCTTGGAGGCAATAACGAATAAGCCTACAAATACTGCTAATCGAGGTTCCAGTTTGCCGGATTTTACTTCTGACCAGGGGAGTACTGGTAATGCTGACTTCTCTGGTCTTGATCCTGCAGATGTACAAATGATTCTTGGTGTTAAGCAAAGCGCTGGTGCATTGACTCAAAGGGCTGTGGAATCTTATCTTGATAACAAATATAAGAATAAGGTTCTTGATGTTAATACAAAAGAGAATCAGGCGAAGTTAACATTAGAAGAAAAGAAACTTGATGCGGCTGCTCAGCAGAAAATTCTTGAAAGAAACCAGAAAGTTGCTGATAGGCAACAGGATAGAATATTCGAGGTTGGTATGGCGAAACTGAAGAATCAACTTGGTAAAGCAGAGCCTGGGACAATTGAATATAATAAGATTGTGAAAGAGATGGAAAATCTTGATTCTAAAATTGCTGAGCGGGCAAAAGGAAAAACAATAACTCCTGCTGAAAGAGAAAGATTAGATAATGAGAAGAATAGAATTGAAATGGCTGTTGCAGCAACTGAGGTTTCTAAACAAAAGGATACAGTAGAACAGCAGAAGGATGCGGTTAAATATGAAGAAGTTATCTTGAGTAATTTAGACACACCAGAAGTTGCTCCTATGATGGATTTTATAAATCAGAATCAAAACAAGCCTTATTATTATACTCAGCATACTGATCCTGGAATTAAGGGTGTTCCATTCACCGGAGGTCTTACTGGCTCTAAGGTTCCACTAATAACTAAGAATGGTATTCAAATGGATATGGCTTCTGTTAGAGCAAGTGCAAAGAAATACGGAATGTCTGTTGAAGATTATCTCGCTTCACCTGGAATTGGAATTCTAACCAAGGGAGAGAATAATGATTATCAACCCATTAACAGGTAAGATTGAACAAGAGGTTGGAGGAGCAAATACTGAACAAGACTTGACTAATCCCCGTTCACCAACTGAACAGTCATTAGTGGATGATACTACTCAACAAGATATTGATCCATCTGTTATGATAATAGATCCTATGAGTGGAGAGGTCTCAAGTGGTAATGAGCCTGTTACTGAGATGAATCCTCTTGCTAAAGGCATTCCGGAGAAAGATACGCCAGAATATAATTATCTTTATGGTGCTCTCGATGTTGCTCAAGGAACAGTAGAACTTGCTCGTGATGTTACGTGGGGAGCATTGTCTTGGCCAGTTGCTCAGATCGTTCGTCATGGAGCTGTGGCGGGACAGAAGATCCAACAGAGTCTTGGGCTGGTTCCGAGTATGACTCCTGAACAACAAGCAGCAATGGGTGAGAATGTTGCGAATTATATTCAGACTATGGGAGGGTTGGCTACACCGAAATCTCAGTCTGGCCAGCAATCCCTTGAAGCTGTTGGGAAAGTTATTGAACCAATTCAAAAGGTTGCACATTGGACTGCTCAAGGAATTAATCCAGAGAAGCATCCAAACTTACATAATGCTGTGGCTACTGGAGTGGAGTTCGGATTGTTTGCTACGATTCCTAAGGTTAAATCGGGGTTAAGTAAGATTAAGAAGATGAGAGAAGAATCTCTTAAATTAAAAGGAAAAGAGAAAGCTGCAGCGGATTTAAAGATCCTTGAAGAACAAGATGCATTGATGAAGAAGATGGAAGCTGATCTTGAGTCAACTCAAATGAATGAAATGAAAGCTTTGATTAATGAGAGACTGGAGAAAAATCAACAATTAATGGATGGTGCAGAGGGATTTAGTGCAATAGATATTGCCAAGCCAGAAGCTCCTAAGATCATTGATCCGATTACAGGAAAAGAAGTTGTAAGTTTGAAAGGGAGTAAATCGGAACTCAGTCAGTCAGGGAAGGGCTTTGAAGGTGATGTGAGAAAGCCTGATCTTGGAGCAGAGCCAGTTAGTGGTCTTACAAAAAATATTAAAACTCCTGAAGAAATTGCTAACGAAGTTGGCGTTAAATATGATGGAGAGTTCGATAGAACTGCTTTAAAGAAAGATCCATTATATCAATTTACTCCTCAAGAAGGTCCAATGAAGGGTAGAACATTTGCAGTAGAAGAACTTACAGTTGATGCTGTTAAAAATAAAATGAGTTCATTAGACAGTAAAGTTAAACTGATCGAAAAAGTCCCTGGAGAGAAGAGCGTTTGGCAGATATTAACTGACCCAATAAAAAATGAATCTGGTTCTATTACCATTCGGCCAGAAAAAATATTTAAAGATGAAACTAACACTCCTGTTATTGGTTATCACGGAACACAAGCAGCAAGGTTTAAAAAATTTAATAATAAGATGATTCAAAAGTTAGAACATGGTTGGGCAGGTGCTGGACATTATTTTTCTACTAAGAAAGAGTCTGCAGAATTATATTCACAAATTGGAGATGGTACAGGAAGAGTTATTGAAGCTGTTTTTGATATTAAAAATCCATTGACTAAATATAGTAAAGAGTATAATGATTTACTTATGAGTTCAATAGGTAAAAAGAGTATCTTAAATAAAGAAGATGGGATAAAGGCAACTAAAGCTTTTAAAGAAGCTGGATATGATTCTGTAATAGAAGGTAAGGTTATTTCTCATGCAAATGAAATTAATGTTTTTGACGCAAAGAATATTCATATTATTGAAAAACCTACAATTATTGATACGTTATTAAATCCATTAAGAAATGAAAGAGGTTCAATAAGAATACCGATTCGAAGAAAAGAAGTTGAGATGAAAGTATCTGAATCACAAAGAAACCAGTTACGGAAGTTCGGTATGATGGCTGAGAAACAAGGGAAGACGTTTAAAGAATTTCTCTCTGAGACTGGACTAACTCCAAAAGAAGTTCATGCGATGGAGAAGCTTCATAAATTTGTTAAAGAAGAAAATCCAATTGCCTCTGCTCTTGAGCCAGTGAAAAGATCGAAGGGTGATATGACTCCTTTTGAACTCAAACCTGGCGAACGACAAGTAAACATCACAAAAGGTAAAGGGAATAAGAAGATACTTATTGGAGAATCCGATGCTAATGCGATATTCGAATCTCTTCCTGGACGAAAAGGTGTAGGGTCTTGGTTTAAACCAGCGGAATTTATGTTTGATAGATATCCGAAACTTCGTAACCTTCTTGATCAAGCAAGAGAGGTTCAGTCAACCATTAAGAATGAGCTTGAAATATCCTCCAAGCACGTAGAAGAACTTGCTAAAGAATATTCTAATAAGAAACTCAGAGAGGAAGTTGGAGCGTATTGGCATAGCTTCTCTATTCTTGGTAAGGATGCGATGAAACAGATGAAGGTTGAAGTCAAAGCCGATCCGAAGTATAAAGAGCTTAAGACTAAACTTGAACCGAAGTTCCAGGATCTTTTTAAACGCATTAATGCACAGAGAGTAAAGCTGGGTAAGCGTCCTATTAAAGAAACTGGAGATTACTTATCCTTCTTTGGCAAAGAATCTTTGCTGACAGACTTCAAGAATCTTATCAAAGGAGAAGAAGCAAGAGGAGGATATAGTAATCTTGTTCTTGACGATCTGGCAACTATTAAACAAAGACAAGCGACTAATATAAAAGACTCCCCTGCATTTGCACATATCAAGCGAACAGGTTTACGGGAAGGTGTTAAGCTGGAATTAGATCCTTTAGTTATATACTCGAGATATCTAAACGATTCCTTGCGGCATATTCATATGAGTCCGATTAACGCATTTGTTAAAGAACTATTAACTGCGGAACTTACTGATTTTAAAACTGGTAAGACTGCGGTGTTTGCTGAGCAGAGGCCTAATGTTGCCGCTGAGCTTGCAAGCTGGAATAACAAGATTGCCGGATTGGATAACATGGAAGTTCCAAGAGTATTTAGTAAACTTCTTAATAAAGGAATGAATAATTTAACTGTGGCTCAACTGTTTGGAAACCTTAGAACTTCTTTAATCCAATCAACAGCTTTATTCCCCACAGCTGTGAAGTTTGGTTATGGTCCTACAGCAAAAGGAATTGGTGAAGCGGTTATTGGTAGGAGAAATGCTCCGGTTAAGGAATCTTCAGTTCTTAATACCGCTGCATGGGATGTGGCTGTTGCGGATATGGGAAGCACTTTTGCAGGAACAAAGTATCAAAAAGTTACAGGGAATATTAAAGAGAAATCTGCATGGTTGATGAAGAGTGTTGATTACTTTGCAAGAGAAGCTACATTTAGGACTGTGTGGAATTCTCTTGAACCATTAGTCAAGAAAGGAGAACTTAGTAAGAAAGAAGCAATACGATTGGCTGACGCAGAAGTTATTAGGACTCAGGGCTCAGGGGATGCGGTGGAATTATCTCCTGTGCAAAGAAATGTAATTGGTAAGATGGCAACTCAATGGCAGACATTCACAATTAATCATATGAACTTTGTAGCTAAGGATGTTCTGGGGATTAAGAATCCGGAGTTAAGGCCAATGGAAGCTGCAAAAAGAACCTTGAGGTATGTTGCTGGAGCATTAGTTATTAACTCTTTGTTCGAGCAGGGTCTTGGGATTCAATCACCTATGCCAGCTCCTGTGCAAGGAATCATCAGAGGACTTGAAGCAGGAGATCAAACGAGTGCGATAATGCTTGGGACGCTCAAGGAAATTTCTGAAGCCTTCCCAGGTGGTGGTAGCGTAAAGTTTGGGTCTAATCCTTTAGGTCCGTTGGTAAAACATGCAGATGATATTGCAAAGGCATTAAGCGGTACGACTACTTTTAATGAAGATATGATTACGAAGGCGTCAATGGGAGATGAAAAAGCAATGACTGCGTTGGCAGAGATTCTTGGAAAGACTATGGGAGTTCCTGGCACAGCCCAGGCTGCAAAGTTCGCAAGAGGACAAAGACGTGGAGAATCTATTCCGAGAAGTCTTATTGGAAGGATTTATGAAGAGTCAAAGAAGAAAGGTGGGTTGAGTTCTGGATTAGATAAAAGTAGGAAGTCAAGATTAAAATCTAATTTAAAATAAGGAGAAACAAGATGCCAGAAGATAAGAAAATATGGGAAGAAGATTTCTCAGAAGAATTAACCATAATGGCTATTGCAGTAGTTTTAATTATTAGCATGGTGGTATTAAAGGCTGATGCTTCTAATCTTGTCTCCGCTGGACTCGGAGGATTAATTGGATATTTAAAACGATCTTCTAAGACCATATAAAGGAATGACTTGAATGGGCCGAGAACAATTTGATAATACAGTTAAAACTGAATGGTTGGAAGATGATTCGAGAAGCATGAGGTTGTTGGAACCAGTAAGATTTACAGATTCAAAAGGAGTTATTTGGACAGCTCATGCGTATTCAATAATTAATGGAGCGGATATTCCAAGGTGGCTTTGGGGACTTGTAGGTAGTCCTTATGTAGGATATCATAGAAGACCTTCAGTTATTCATGACGAATATTGTAAGAGTCATTTAAGACCTGCACAAGCAGTACATGATTGTTGGAAAGAGATGTTGATTGCAGAAGGGATGAGTAAGGATGAAGTGAAGTTATTGTATGATGCGGTTAATAGATATGGTCCGAGGTGGTGATGGTGGGATATCGGAGTGGTGTCCGATGGATTGTGTGATTAGTTACTCTCCTGGCTGATCATATGAGGAAATGGGAAGTAGGTATTGGCCGCCTACTTCCCATTTTTCTTTTCGTCTAATGGCTGTTCATAAAGTGAACACGCATTATTTATCTTTTGTCTGTATGAATCTTATCATCTTGAGCATGAAAATGAAACTTCGGATGATCTTTTCGAGTAAACATAACCAATGCGATATTAGCTATATCTACAAGATGTTCTCCATTTCCATCTTGTTCAAGTAAATCTAGTCGTTGTCTCATAGATGTTATGGAATCATAAGATACTTTTTCCTTTAATAATCCATATCTTAATGCTCCCATTATTAATCTATTTCTCATGAGTTGTTCGAACTCAGTATTCCACTCAGTAAGTTTAAGTTCTTCAAGAGATGGTTTGGGTTTAGATTCTATGATTCCTTTTTGGGATAGTAAATGTTCTCTGATCACGTCGTGTACGAAAACTGGTTTCATTTTTTAGACTTCCTTCCCCTTCTATCCATTCCCCATCTTTTCATCCAGTTTAAAATTGTTAGAGGGATTACTTCAAGAATTCTTGCAATCTTTATTGTGGAGTAATGTTCATGATAATATAAGTCATAAACACATTCAGACACATAATCAGATCCATATGATTTACTTATGCTTAGTAAGTCCTTCTTATTGTTAAGATTAATCATTAAGTCAAGTTCTTTAAAGTTTAATTCCTCCATCATTATATAACCCCTAATCTTTGAAGCTCATAAAAACATCTTCGAGTCGCTCGAGTATCTGCCATAGCATCATGGACATGAAGCATAGGTTCGTGGAACAATATCTCATAGAGTTCTTCAAGCTTAGGTTTCTTCGGAGCACCTTTCTTATTTTTCAAATTACAAAAGGTTGTAATCTCTTTGTTGTTCATTGTGCAGAAGTGAGGATACTCAAGGAAGTATTTACTCCGAGCGATGTCGGTCAAGTTATCTAAGTTTCTCTTAAACAAGTGGTCAAGAAACTCAGAATCGAAGTTATAATTATGACATACTTTCATAGGCATGTCGACAAGAAGCAAAGCGAATTCTTCCAAGGCTTGATATTCTTCAACGCCTTCTCGATCAGCCCTTTCAGCTGAGATTCCGTGACAGGTGTCTACAAGAAATTGGGGCATGGAGCGTCCATTTGCTTTGATAATTACATTCAGCTCTCCAAGAATCTCATCTTTGGTACTGAGAATTGCCCCAAGTTGACAGCACCAGTTTTGTGTCGGATCATCAAATGATTTTGCTTTGTTGATGAAACCTGATGTTTCTGTATCAAAAAATAAGTGTAGGTCATTACGATTCATGTTCATGCTTTCTCTCCTTTTAATAAATATGTTTAAAAATACTCTTGGTTAATAGTTCTGGAACTTTCTTTTCTTTAATCTTATGCAATACATCAAATCGAATCTCGTTCTTATTTACTGTACTTTGTATCCTCTTGATCTTCCCATTCGTAACCATACTCTCGAGATAAGTTTCCAGTTCATGAGGAAGAACATCAAGTTGAAACACAGCTGCAAGTTCATTGAAAGAAAATGATTTCTTATTCTCAAGATAGGATAAGATTGAAGTATATACTTCCGAATGCTTCCCTCTGCCTATTCCCTGGAAGGCATTTGTCATTTCCTTTTCATTATGTTCCATTAATGCCACAGCCTTATGAAGGTGATGAGAACGAATCTCCATCTTATCACTCTCACTGGCGGAAATTACCATTACAAGTTTCTTAACATGAGTGGCTCTCCGGGAGTTGTAGCCAAGAAACTTATCAGATTCGATAGAAGAATTCTGGGACTCATTCTCATACCATTGTGCCCAATCTTTAAGAAACGGTTTTGTTAGGATGAATGGACCGGATAGGAGAGAGATTTGCTGAAGGTCTTCAAAAAGCATTTTATGCAATTCAATCTCTTCTTTAGATAAGAATGGTAGTGCTACCAACTTCTCTGGTCCATAACCAACTACGAATATTATCCGGGAGACAAGGCCACCGCCGACTGATTCACGAGACAATCTGTCTTGGAGTAACGATGGGGTGATAGCTCCTACGATATTCAACCAACAATTATTCAGAGCGATCTCTTTTCTCGAAAGGGAAAAATACTTCCATTGAGGCGGAGAATCGAATAGGTCAGTCAGGGAGTTTATTAGCTTCGGATCTTTGTCAGAAAGAAATACTGCGAATTCATCTGCCCATACGGACAAACTTCTATGTTCTTTTTCCTTTCCATAAAAGTCTGGATAGGATGAAACTGCCATACTTAATTCTTGGTATAAAGCCTGTGACGATCCAAGAGAATCTGAACAAAGCCTAACTTCCAAGTCTTGTAGAAACTTTTTAGCTGGACGCATAGCTGTTCCTTTCCTTCCTCCAGGAGGACCAACAAGAGCTATGTATAAATTAGGATAAGCACAACCAACAAGAGGTCCCCAATCACAATAACACTTTCGTTGTAGACAAGAGGCTATACAACTAATTCCACACCAAAGATTATATTGCATTGGGGATTCAAGAGATTGAGTGAGCTGGAGATATCTTTCGAGCCAATCATCAAGTTGTCGGGACATATTATTTATCTCTCAGGTTTTCTAAAAATTTAATTGCATTATCAAGTTCTTTCTTAGAATATTTAAATTCATTTTCGTCTTGAGATCTGTTAAGATCCATTCTAAGATCTTCGTGTCTTTCTGGTGTACAAATAATACAATTGTTTGGAGAATAATCTTGATGTATATTTATTCGGTGTATATACATTCCAATTATATAATTATTATTTAATGCCCAACCAACAAAAGAATTAAAGTTAGTTCTCCATTCTTTGCAAACATTAATATCTTTTCGGCCAAAATATAAGTAAAAAGGATCTTTTTCATTATGACATTTATTTATTAATTTATATAAAATAAGAGTTAAATGTTCTCTGATTTTATAAAACTCATTATAAAAAATATGATCTTTTCTTGTCATCGCATATTGAATTTCTTCTTTATAATTTTCCATTTTCAGCATCCTTTTTAGATTCTTTATCTTTGATAACTAATAGAAGAAGATAATTATTTATACTTCGATGTTCTTTTTCTGCCTGTTCTTTTAGCCATTTATAAATTTCTTCATTGACTCTAAACCCTGTCTGTTTCATAAAATTAAACTCCTTTTGTTATTATTAACTATCTTTTATAATAACATGGGTGTTATATTTTGTCAACACTTTTTATTGTTTTTTAACACTTTTTAACAAACATAAAAATTTAGCAAAAGCCCAAGTTAAATACGCTTCAAAAATCAAATCGTAGGGGGTTCACGCTTTGTTGTTGGGGTTTTTGACATGCCACACGTAAAAAGTGTAATGATACGTTTTAAAACGCTGTTAAACGAAAGATTTACCAACACTACGCTCCTATTTTATGCAAGGCTATCTCACAATTTTCTTTTGTAAAAGGAAAGATTTCCGCTGTCTTACCTGCCCACTGGAAGCCAATCTTTGCATCAAGTCCGATGGAAAAATTCCTTCCTTTGTATGTAAATGTATGAGTGAGGTGATCTCTTAATCTTAATAAGATTTCAACCAATCTATCTGCATTACAAATATCCCATTGACCTAAATCACTATCATGTACTGTGGCGAGAAGGTCGATATCATAATGGCCTCGACCAAGCATTGGATCGTTGGCAATTTTAATACTTCCACGATTAAGAAGTTCTGCAACAGTTGATTGAGGTTTATAAGCATAAGCTGAACCAAAAAGATTCCTATCCATCATACCAAGAAAACGCTTTGGACGATTGAAGAGGTTGTAAAGAATCCTGTTTGAGGCAACTTCCTGTTCTATTTGCTTCTGCCAATTAGATAATGATGGTGACTGACGTTCATTTGCCAGGAGAAGTTCTTTACATTCACTAAAATCAAGATAGATTTCTTCCTTGGCAAGATCGTCTGAAAAGGTTTGTGCACCCATGCCATAGTTAGATGCATGTTTTACTTTCTTTCCCATGTCACGCATCGTCAATTTTCCAGGTATTCTTTTTTCATTCTTCACTTCTTCAATACTACAATTAAAAATAACAGAGGCGTTGAGGGAATGAACATCTACTCCATCTTCAAAGGCTTGAATCATCATTTCATCTTGACAAAGATGTGCTACTACATGAGCTTCTGCTTTCTGGAGGTCCCATTCACATAGAAGTTTTCCCTTATCAGGAATGAGATATTTCTTAAAAAGATATGGTTGGTTTTGCAAGTTCGCTCCAGTGCCAAAGAAGGTCTTCTCGGAACTAAGCCTACCTGTGTTGGCTCCACCAATCTTGTATGCTCCCCTTAACTTATCATCATCATCAGTGTTTTTGATAAAATAAGTAGATAGGAGTTTTCCGATCTTTCGGAGCTTCATTATCATCTTGGCTTCAACAGATCCTTTGACTTTCTTTCTGGCTATTCTGCTCAACGCCATAGCTCCACAAGTTGGGTTTCCTTTACCCTTCCCTGATCGTTGGACATAAGGTTTTATCATACAAATTCCATAGAAATATGCACACATTTGCTTTGAAGAATTTGTGTTTAGATCAAAGCCTACGATTTTTTTCAGTCCATGCAATATGGCATTATACTTCCGTTCATAAGTCTTCTTCGCTTTGAGCAAACCGATCTGATCTGTCATAATACCATTGTATTCCATTTCCATTAATGGTTTATGCAGATTCATTTGTTCATCCATGAATTCTTGCACCCCAAGTTCGTCAATCTCCTCTTGGAGCTTATCCATAATTGGAAATAGATATGCAGAATCTTTTGCATTATATTCCCAATACTGTGGCCAGTTTTTAATAGCACTGAGGTGGGATTGCTTTCCTTCATCTTTATAATATGGGAAATAGGTATATGCAGAAGTGAGAAAGTCTAAGCCCTTTGGTAGATCGGTTAATACTAAATGCTGTGCGAGCATTGTGTCGAAGAAGAAATTGTCTGTAATAATATTCATTGTCCGTAAAACAAACATTAAATCAAACATCCCGTTTTGACAGATAATCTTGATTTCCGGATTAATTAAAATTTCTGCTAAGCCTTTCCAAATAAGTATTTCTTGCTCAATAGTCCACATGTTTCCCTTATTATTCATTAAGGGAATACTCATGGTTTCTATAATACCCTCATCGTTTTCAAAAGCCAAGGAAAAACAAGTAATAAATACTGGATTAGACTCAATATCAAATGCTACAATATGCTTTTTCATAAGATATCCTTATATCGTTATATGAGCCCACGTATGATTATTTTTAATTTCACTTATAGTAGTATGTCTTACTTTATGTAACTCTGCTAATTTATTAACTAATCCTCTTTTATATTTATACTTTAACATCCATTTAATAACCTTAACACATTCTTCGTTTAACTTTCCTTTAGAATATGTAGTTGAGTTTCGTCTATACATATCATTCATATTATTTGCTTGTGAACCTTCATAAAGATGATTAGGATTTACACAAGAAGGATTATCACATGTATGTAAAACAAATTTTTTTACTTGTTTTCCTTCATTAGAAATAAAAAAAGCAACCCTATGAGCTTTTTCATAATAACCTGATAACCAAAACTGCCCATAACCAACCTTATTCTTGCTTGCTTGCCATTCCCAACAATCATCAGTACCTCTGACATCTGCCTTACTCCAAAATCTTTTTTTATCTTGCTCTGCTAAATACATTAGGCAACTCCTTCTTTTATTCTTGCATAAAACGATAGGATTTCATTTAATAAAGGATTGGTTTTAATGGTTACCTTTGTCTTGTCATATAATTCTTCATCCTCCTCAAGGTCCATAAACTTTTGAAACTCTCCCAACATAGTGTAGAAGCTAATAGGTTTGTTTCGAGGTAGAGTGAATGAAGGACAATATGAAATGCAGAAAAACTTCCCTTTGAACCTTTCGGCCAGATGCGGAAATTCTTCTGCTCGATAAACACTTCCATGATATTTATCCACAAAGTCTATACGAGGATCATCGAGGAGAAGTTTCATGGGGGTATTGCCGAGTAAGAAGATTAACTTTCCATTAAAATGCTCAAGCTCTGCCATTAAGGATTCTTGCAAAGTATACCATTCAGGACACCTGAATCCTTTGGGAGTCCATAACTTGCCATAATTAGTCTTAGAATCTTTTCCAAGAGGAATCATAGCCTTACATGCATAGGTAAGATATAACTTATATCTTGGCACTTTAGCGTGGTTGAAGATTCTGTTTAATTGACTTCCAGCAGAATCTTTAAAAGGGATTCGTTCTGTGGCATCTACTGATGAAGGAGATTCTCCGACAATGGCAATGGATGCATGGACAATATTATCTGTTGGAGGACAGTCGATTTTCAAAGGATCAAAATCACTGACCTTCGGCAGTCGTTTTGGTATGTTAAATTTCATTTTTAATAATCTCTAATGGAACATCAATTTCTTCTTCACAAGAAAAGCAATAGTACTTAGTAACCCTTGCTTTAGTTGAGTTGGAAATTACTGACGAGAAATCAGTAATCCAGTCATTAGTTCCTTCAATTCTTTTGCGCTTTCCGAAGGTGATTTCCAGAGGAACTGCACCAAGGTGCTTGCATTTTTTAGTAACAGCCATTATTTATTTCTCCTATTCAAGAAAATAATTATCAAGTCTTAAGTAAAATTGAGTGAGATATTTCTCACTTGTATCACAGCCAAGAGGGAGCATACCATTTACTGCAGCGGCGATCATAGAGTTGCCAGAACCTGCGAATGGACTGAGAAAGAAAGCCCCAGGCCTGCCCATGATATCCATCATATATCTATACATCTCCATTGGTTTCTCCCACTGGTGTATACGCTTGGATGCGGGGACAGATGAATAATTCCAGACAGCCGGAACAGACGGGACATTAAATATTGGTATGCCTTTTCGGAATAAGAGGAAAGTTTCATAGTTACTTATCATCGTAGTTTTGGGAGTGTTACATGACCCTCCGACTTTATTCCATATCCCTGGATACTGGATCTTGAAACCAACTTCAAGAGCTATCTCATTTGTTTCTTTCCAATGTTCTTTTCCTGTCCAACACAGGCACCAAGAATTATCCATCATTTTGTTGTAGATTATTGGTAATTGTGTTTTGTAAAACTTCATTAAGGTTTCCACTGTCCAGTCAGTTGCATTAACTTCTGTGTTGCTCAGCTGACAGTATGTGTTGTTAAAATCTATTGCATAAGGAGGATCTATTTCTACAAAACCTACAGAGTCGTCTGGAACTTTAGGAAGAAAGGTTTCAATAGGTTCTATCGCATAGATAATTTCAGGCTTCTTCTTAACTCTGACATCTGTATTGGTATCAAACGCTTTCTCGCTGTTCACCACATGAACGTCAATTAGATCTTTTAAGTCAGGTGAGCCGTCTGGATTCTTAGCATTGGGTAATGGATTCTTTTTCTTTTCTTTAGCTTTTAGCTCCTTAACTTCCTCTTTAGCCTTGGTGATAGCAGGAAGATTCCCGTCTCGCAAGTCTTGCAACTTCTGCTTGGCTTCTTCGGGGAGCTTTTGAATCGCCTCATCTGCTTTAATATCATCTATTAGTTTCTTACATGCATCCCGGGCTTTGGTCTTTGTATCGTATTGCTTAAGATGAGGAAGACTTGCCATCATTTTTGCCAGCGTAAGATCAGTAGAAAGTCCTCCGATAGAGCAACGAAGTTTCTCTGCTGTTTCCCTATACCCCCAAGGATTAAGATTAGGGTCTGAGGACCACATTAAGTGGAGACGATATCTGAGTTCAAGCTCCTCATACCACAGGAAATCTTTCCTCTCTTTATTCTCCAACCATTCGATCATAAGCTTATCTTCTTTGGACAAACCTTTGATTATCTTTGCAGAGATTGTTTCATAACCGAGTTCTTTACAAGCAGTATAACGCCTTTCTCCTGCGGCGAGAACATAGTTTTCATCTACCAGGATTGCATGAAACATGCCTTGATCGGAAATGGATTGTTTGAGAGATTCAAGATCTCCAAGTTCCCGACGAGGCTTAGCATCCACAATGATTTCTGAGATCAATAGTTCTTTAATTTTATGAGATTTTTTAGACATTTGCATTTAATCCTTTTTTATTAAATTCTTTTGGAGTTCTTGTTAAAACAATAATCAGATCATTTGCAAGATCGCCAACACCATTAAATGCAGTTGACAAAATAATAAGATCATATGTATGTTTCCAAGTATTTAATACTTTTTGACAGTGTGAACAAGAGCCAACTAATATTTGGTATTCCATGTTTTAATTCTCCATTCGTAAAAGTAAATTCTCAAGTTCTGCCAACGAGAGTTTGTCAATAGTTTTAAGGATGTTGGGAACCTTAGATTTCGGCAAAGTTCCTTTCTTCTCCCTTATCTTCCGTTGGGTTTTAGTCATTCCTGTTTTCTTAACCTTGGCTTCTGCAAGCATTTGGACTCGGAGAGCTTGGATCTTTTGAATCTTTAGATATTGTTCTCCATGATGCAGGTCGAGAAAAGAGGTTATTTTTATCCTATCCATTAGAGGCATGAGTTATTTCTCCTTTACAACCTTGAGTAATAAATCTTTCTTCCCCTGAATGAATAACAAAACATCAGTAAACTTCCCGTCTTTGATTAGTTGACTAATCGAGGCATAAACTGATCTCCAAAAAGCATTAGTCTGTCCATGGCGAAACTCCATTGCTATTGGAGTATAATCATCTTTGTCAATCCATGCACCTACTCGAACCATGTAGTCTTTGTAACCTTTGGTTTTAATCGTGTGAGGGTTCATGATTCGTTCCTCTTAATTAGTGTTAGAATATTTTCAAGAACTTCTGATATGTCTTGAGTAATTTGTCTAGTGTTTCGTAATCTTTTAATTTTTTCATTTAAAACATTATACTTATTAAATTCATTTAAAGAATCTTTCTTTTTAATCCCATGAACTGAACAGTATGCAGAACGAAAAAATTCCTGGCAAATACATTCTTTATCCATAGTATTACTCCTTATTAATATATTTATATATTTCTTCTTCTGTTATTATTGGAACGCCAAGTCTTTTTGCAACTTCGATTTTAACCCTTCCAGGTTTATCTCCAACGATTAAAAAATCAAGATGCTTAAGAACAGTATTAGTAAAACCAAGTTGGTATTTTTCCAAATATCTAATCATATCCGCTCGATCAATAGAAACCGTTCCGGTAATGCAATATCTCTTTAGGGGTGGTTTTGGAGGAGCAGAGAATTTAAATATCTTGAATATTCCAACTGCCTTTTCATATTCAGCATAGGCTTTCGCAAAAGAGTTTATGACATCAGAATTTACTTTTTGTTCTAATTTTGCACCATTGATATAATGGTATAGTTTTGTAGCAGTCTTTTCACCCAAACCTTCATAACCAAGTCCGGACATAAAGGCAATAATTGAGCGTTTTCCATAAATTTTACTTAAGGCTTTCTTATAATTAGTATAACTTACATCTCCCATTTCAGCCTCAAGAATTGCATCAATGTAGAAAGCCTCTGGTTCAAGCAAGGCATATATATGATCTTTCAATACTCGATAGATTAATGGATTTTGTAAAATCTTATGATATAATGCCCGACCAATTGACTTAATAAACATAGCTCGATCACCATAGAAAAATTCAAGCCTGGAGACTATTTTTGACAAACATTCTGGGCCGTTACAAACCAAGTGCTTTCCTACAACTTCTAAAGGATAATCACACGCTGGACAATTATCCGGGAGGCGTAATGGAAGCACAGAATCTTCACAAGAAAGTATTTTCGGAATTATCTCCCCTGCTTTTCCAACAATTATTTTTGATCCAATACAGAGATGTTTCGCAGTAATCCACTGAGCATTATTACCTGTGGCCTTGGTATTCATTGTTTGGCAAAGCTCTATTGGAGCATAAATAACAGTTGGAACAACTCTTCCTTGGCGAGAGACGTTCCATTCGATTTTAGTAACTGTTGTTTCAGCAACTTGAATTGGAGGTTTCCATGCAATGGACCAATTAGAAACAGAGCCATTGTGACCTGCTCGGACACGAAGTTCCTCATCTTTTACCTTAATCATGATGCCGTCAATGGGATATTCCTGAGACCATTTGTAATGAAGGGAGAGAAGCAGTTCATTTAGGTAATCAAAATCTCCATCGAAATTATAGATTTCGTTCAATGGCCCCTTGTCATGGAAGATAACTCGGACTGGAGGAAAATCAGTCTCATTTCTGTTCATCCATCCAGAGACAACATTTCTGGGATTTGCACCATAAGATGGTTTCCAGTCCTTCATGGGGATGATGATCTCAACTGATTCCATTGACCTGGGAGTATCTATCATAAGCAAGTTTTCGATATGACAGGTAATGTTTCGTCCGGATAATCCATTTCCTTCAAGGAGGATTTTATACTTCTCATTATCCTGACGATAGATTACTGCGGCACATCCATCATATTTTGGCTGGAGAATCAATGCCGTGTGACCAAAGCGAGTTAAGAAGGGCTTTAATTGATCTATATCAAAGGCTTTTTGAGTTCCCATTATTGGGTGTAAGTGTGGCTCTATGTTTATGTCGAGAGTTGGATCATTGGCGGTATGGTAGAGGAGTGGGCAATGAGGGTCGATAGCATAAAGATGGGACCAAAGCAGATCATATTCTGTATCAGTCATGATTGGGAAACCTGATGCGTAAGTACGATTTGCGAGAGAGAGTTTTTGTATTAGTTCGTTTTTGTTCATTTTATAATTTCCTTTTGCAACAAGGACAAGCATCTGTTTCAGTTGTTATTCTTTTAACACCTGCCCCAAGATTAAAAATTTTAAAAGGAATATTCCTATAATCTAAGAAGACAATTAACCATTTTATACAAGGCAAAAATGATAAAGTCATGTCTATTTTCTTATTTTCACTTACAAGGTTCTCTATGTTTTTAGTAAATAACGGATTTATTCTTTTAGTCATTATTTCCTCCCCATAAAGTTTTCATACAAAGGATAGAGTAATTCCAATCCTGCTGTTTTTGCGGCAAGGCGTTCTTTTCTACAACCTGAACTCTTAGCCCAGGAGGGATGAAAGGCAATGATGTCTGCTTTCATTATTCTTTCAATACAAGCGGCGAGAAATTGCTCCTCTGGAACCAGGCCTCCAAAGAAAGCCGAGTTCATGTGAGGACAGAATACATTGTACCCAAGTTTCCAGTAGAACTTAGCCATCATTGAGGCTTCATAAATATTTGAATGGATTTCATAGTCGTCGGAGGAAAAATATGGTGCAGAGATTATGAGGTCTTTCATATTTAATATCCTTGTTTGAAAACAAACAGGTAAGGATTTGTCAAGACTTACTTGTATAGTCACCTTACAGTGATAGGCTTGCCGGATTTATTATCCTATCGTTTGCCGACTGGTCAGGAACTTCCCTGATACTGTTTGTTTTTTATTAATTATAGTTGCACACGTTTAAATTCTTCCAGGTCGTACTCAGAAAGTTGTTTTTTCAATGAAGCATTGTTTGCTTGGAGAAGTTCAATCTGTGCATTGTTTTCTGAAATCTTACGAATACAGTTTTTTACGTTGTGTTTATACTGATAAACTTTCAACTGATAAAATTCATCGTTTGCTTCCATGATCGCCTGATCTCTAAGAGCTTTTAAATCCATTATTCTTCTCCTCCTGTGAAGTTTTCTGTTATTGCCTTCTCAATCTTCTTTCCCAGTTCTTCGATCTCAAGAAGGAGTTCTGTAGGGAAGATAATTGTTGTAGAATTATATCCATCGTTGAAATCTTGTCTTGCGATTTGAGTTCCTCCGCATAAGACTTTATAACTTCCAACGATTTTCTTAACCCCTTCAACTTCTTTATATGCCCACTTTTCAGTGACAACTTTTACTTTCATAATTTTTGGCCCTTTTTTATTGATAAGGATAAGCAGGTGAGTACTTATCCTTATCGAGGTTAATCTTTCACTAATCGGTGTTCAGAAAGTGAACATCCATTATACTGTTTCTCCCAATTAGGTGATCTTTTTAATCACATTCTTTGCCGGATACTGGCCATCATCCTCAATTACAACGTGGGCAGAGAATTCAATTCCGATAAAATCCTCTGGTTCCAAATCCCCATCGGTATTCATGTCCCAGGCCTTGAGCCTATCCTGGACCATGCGCCACATCAGGTCTGACTTTGCATCATCATCACCAGTGTAAGGGATGAATCCTTCAGGCGCATTCGGATCATTCGGATCATCATTGCCAAACCAGAGGGTTTCGATCAGATCAATTGCGTTGTCTTCATCAATGAACTTGTGAACCAACATGAGACCATTACGACCTGTTTTCGCAGGCTTAGAGCGTAATGCTCGTACAATACGAAAATTGTACTCTGCTTCGGGCATGAGGGTTAGTTCTGGAAGGGACGATAGGTTTTTAATAAACGCCATTTTCTTTCTCCTAAATTTAGGTATTAATATAAAATGAGCAGGAAACATTCCTGCCCTTGGCCAACAAATTTAAATCATCTTCTCAAGTAAATCACCATTAAGATATGCCTTGGCAAGCATGGTGAGGTTTAAATCTTCAATCTTTTTGCAAGAAAAGGCTCGTGTTCCAGCCTTGACCATCTTGAAGTCTTTAAAATGAGTTACATATTTCCCGTTTGTTTCTACAACATTGTATACTTCATCATAGTTTATGGAGATCAGATTCTGTAGTTTTCCATTCACCGAAGGTTTTCTGGCAATTACTGCCCCATCATCATTTGTATGTTCGGTAAGATGAACAGTACAAATTGAAGCGCAGGGTGTTGATTGCATACCTTCGATTAAGCCTCCGATCCATGACGCAAGTTGATCCCAGTGCACAAACTCGAATTTCTTCTTTGCCATTACAACTTTACCTGGAGCCGGAGGAGTTCGATTGTCTAATCTGGCAATTTCCTTAATTGCTTTTACATTTGCAGAGGTGATGGAGTCACAGACTACAATGCCATTATTCTCTGCAAGATACTGAAATAAACCTTCTTTTTCATCGAGAACAATCTGATCCCAGCATTTGGAAAAAGGCATGTCTTTGTCAGAAAAGTCGTCATACGTTATTGGAGAACAAGTCGGACGATTTTTCATAAGCTTCTTGACTGTGACAATCCCACCTTTGTCAAACATGTAAAAATGAATCGGGCCGAGGTGGTAAGTTGCACAGAGATGGGTCTTACCTGAACCTGAATCACCCTCAAGAAGGATCTTTAGATCAAAGATATTGTGGGTGTTGGTTACAGGTGTTTTGTTCGGGATGTATTTTTTAACTTCTGGGAGTGGCATTAATGTTCTCCTTTCAAATTTATCTTTTATACTTATATTATTTCCCATTACTAAATTAGGATAACATTCAATATCATCACAACAGCTTGATTCATCTGGTCCTCCTTGAACACAATCCCAATCAACCATTATTAATAGTCCTCTTTGGAATTATCCTCAATAAGAATCAATTGTTTTAATTCTCCAGTTACCTTCTTGCTCAAAGGAGAATATGTTAATTGCATGAACTTCTTGTCAGGGGTTATGATTAGTTTTGCCCGGAGAATCATGTTGTATTCCCCAGGCGGGAGTTTGTTTATTGGTGTTTGGCCATTGGCGATTACTTTATACATTGTTTTATTTCCTTTTTTATATATAACTAATGTCTTTTAAAGCATCTATAAAATCTTGCCTTGCTTTTATTCTTTTTTCTTTTATAAAATCTTTTTTTTGCATTCTCTCGTTATACCCGCAAAGATAACATTTCTTGACATATACACGAGAATTATGATATTGAATTAAATACTCATACTTATGACCTTTCCTTTCACAAAGTAGAAATTCCATATCTATTTGTAAATTTTTTATTGCTTCTTCATTATAATTTTTAAAAGATTTTTTCTTTTTAAAAAAGAACATTTACATTACCTCCTGTAACTTTCTTTTCATTTCTTCCTCATGCTGATTCGGGTCCCATTCTTTGATGATGAATCCTTGGGGAGGTTTATCAAGCCATCCTAAAGGATTATTACGGATCTTACAAAGGTCAAAATAACTACATTGTTGGAAATACTTTGTACAAGCATAACCTTGGTGACGATGAAAACAGTTGAGCATATCAGCAGGTTTGGTGAAGATTTCTTTATCCCGATGAAATTGATTTATGTCAAGTAAGATATTCTGCATATGGTAGACGAGATCATGGAGAAAGTTATCTATGTTATTTTGTGTCTTTGTGTATTCAAACTCATGGAAGTCGATCTTAGATACTTGGCAGATTGCAATACGATAACGCATCAGAGCAAGTTGATCGTAATAAAGCTGCCCAGCGGTAAGATATCCAAGAGTTTGATAAGACATGTCATAACCAAAAGATGTTGCTTTGGTAATGTATTTTGATGATTTATGGTCATCTATAATGATTCGGCCTTTCTCGTTCTTCATTACCAGATCCATCCTGCCAATATATAGGGGTAGGCCAGGGTATAGGAGGGAAAGGTCAATGGCAAATCCGGTTTCTACTCCAAGTATCGTATTCTTGAGATCTTTTTGCAAATAACGAGAAAAGTAATCAAAATACATATTTGCAGCATTACCTGGGGATTTTGGAAAAGATGATTCTTCCGTAAAATGTGGCTCGCCTTCAATGGACCAAAGAAGGTTGAATGATAAGCGAGCCATTTCAGTTGCATCATAAACATTCAGGCTGTTTGGATCATTCATTAGTTGAATATAAACTACTTCCAGGCCATAATGCCAACATGAACCGAATATGAGGTCCAGCTTCGGGTGGATGGATTTCATGTGCATGACGTATTTGAACATAAATGACCGTGGACAGTCGATATATTCAGTTAATGAGGAATAGTCTATTTTTTCGTTGAAATTCATTTTTAGTATGGAACTTCTGTTTCAATTCTTACATACAGCCTTCTGCCAGTTTCCTTCTCACATTCTTTTACACAAAAATCAATATGATTGAAAAGTTCTTTTTCTCTGTCAATAATCTTTTGCATGATGGTAGGACGAGGCTCGATTCCAGCTTCGTATAACTTCTCCTGCATTTCAATCTTTCGATAGTCAACAGGTCGCTCAGATGCTTCTTTTAACTTAGTTTTAAGTTCTTCAATAAGGGCAGATAGTTCTTCTTTTGTCTTTTTGGCCATTTTTAATTCTCCTGTTTTGGTGGTGGTGTGGACTACTTTATCTTATTAAAGCCTTTATTATATTTCTTTTATAATAATCTGGAATCTTTGGTGAGTTGCGCAAACTCTTTCTGATTAAAAAGCTTTGTTGTGAAAGCAATAAAAATACTTTATAATAAAGGCTTTAATAAAATCTGGGCCAGGAGGGTTATAATTCAGAAGACAGTCTAATATCAATGATTTATTTTATATTCCCGGCCCAGATAGTCTTAGTTACTTAGCTAAATAAGTAATGATGATGAATTATCCCTGGGCGTTGGCAAGTTCTTTCTTTTTCGCCTTGATTGCCGCCATAATAGCGTCAAGGTCAGCTTCAGAGGAAAGACCAGAGATGGATTCCATGGCTTTTTCTTCTTCAGATTTTCTCACACGGATCACGGGGACCCAGTCGACCAGTTTTTCTGCTTCAGCCATGATTGTCTCATCGGTATTTTCAATATCCCCGTTGTCGTCCAGTTTAGTGAGCATCCCACGGATCTTGGCACGATAGTCAACAGTAAGCTGAGCCTTAATCTTGTTCATACAAACATCTGATCCGATGAGTCCTGCGAGTTCTTCCAGGGTTTCGACTTCAAGAACTCTGGGGCAAGTGGTGGTGATTGTACGATCTTCTTTTTTCAGATCTGCGGCGAACTTTCCTACGGTTGTGATTTGTGACATTTGCTATTCTCCTAAATTAAAGGTTTTTTTGAGTCAAGATGACTCCGTTCGTATTGAAAGCAACAGAAGGTGTTTTCTGTTACTCTTAATTATGATTGCATAATAGCACAAAGGGTTTTGAAAGTCAAGCTCAGTTTCGTGTGTTTTCAAACTTTTTAGAGCTTTTAAGGTTCATTAAAAAGCCTCAATTATTGTTAGAATTCCTTCAGGAGTTGTGAGAGAAAGAATTAGGTCATGAGCCTTCTTGGATGAATGAATTTCTGGGACATAGGTAAACTTGTTGGGGTCTACGAATGTTGGAAGGTGAGTTTGGATTGCTAAGCCAGGAAGGATACATCCGGAAGTCTGATTCGGTTTGTTTCCAATATGGATTTGCACTGCAGATCGGTTGAATACATTTTGAAGTTCAATGATTTCATATTTGTGCTTAGCAGAATATCTCTTTAGATATTTATATGTATCACAAGGAATACAGGATAAATCTTGCGTATTGCCAAATTTTGGCGGTTCGAGTGACATGGCGATTAATCGACCATTGATGAGAATGGCTCCCATGGTGCAGATGTCATTTGTTTCAAGACGGATTACTTTGATTTGTGATGTTAGCATTTTTTTATCTTCTCCTTTTATGCGTCAAGCATTATGTGACAATTATTTTCATTTTCTGCACACTGAACTCTTTCGTCACAGCCACTTAGATATTCACTTCCTTGTTTTCTAATTGTCCAGCCGTTTCGAGTTCCGGATGGACTTGTTGTATTTGCGTATTTTGTTACTTCTTCGTCTGACCAGGATTTTGGAACACATACTTGCATATCAAAAAATCCTGTATAAGTAATCATTGCTTTTAATTCTTGAGGCATTTTTCATTCTCCTTTATTCTAATAATTTTCGTAATTCTTCCGGGATTGGAAGAAGGGATTCTTTGTAAAGTATTGCAAGGTGCTTGGTAAGGATTGAAATTTTGCAGGTATTGGATTGTGCACAAGGATCTTTTTTGAGATTGAAATATGCCATTGCTCTCTTACAGGAATTAACTCCAACAGGGAAATGGAGTTCTCTGCGGATCTCTTTTGCAGCATCTACTTTGGTGAGATTCTGGAGTTTTTCTTTGTTTTTAGAGACGTGATCGTAAAGGATGTAGAATTGTTCTGGGGATAGTTGTTTTCTTTGCATGGGATGAGACTCCTTGTTTTGTTATTATTTATTCTGTTTCACCAATAACTTTTTCCCCACAAAAAGGACAAAAATCTATAGCTATTTCAGAATGTCCTTTTTCATTTTTTTTAAATCTCCTTATTTTGTAGTTTTTCCATTAATGAATTTAACTGATCTATGGACAATGAATCCAGGTTTTCTATAATCTTTTTAGTGCTGGTTTTCCGAACTATCTTTTCTGTAGTTATTGGATCTTTGGCCCGAGATGGGCAGATGGTTACTTTTGTGAGATTAGCGTATTGGAGATCAAGTTTCATGTAGGTTTTTTTGGTTGAGTCATAACGAGCAATGGCCTTGTCGTAGATGATTTGCATTGCTTTGAGAAAGCGAATGGATTTTTTAAACTCATTTTGAGCGATCCTTCTCCGGGAGGCGATTTCTTCTGTTTTGTAGTTATAAATCTGTTCCATGAAATTATCCTTTATATTTCTGAATCAAGGTTTTGTTCCGTTCTTTGGTTTTTTGCCATTCATACGGAACCCATTTGTTGATTTTTTCCATATATAATTGGTGTTCATGTCGTGAACGTCCATTAGTCCTTTCGTGATATACGCCGAAAGTGAAGGATGCGAGCATTAGACCAATGATTATGAAGATTAAGATCATCTTTTCCAAATCATTTATTTGCTTAATTTCATCTTTCATGGTTTTGGTCCTTTATCTCGTTGAGTTATAAACTTCGATGATTAAATCCTTCTCTGGCATAGAATGACAGATTGGGAAGAACAATTCGGATGTTATTCGTTTAATATTCTTGTTTTCAGATTTTAAGTTTCCAGTAATATCCTTTGTGATCTCAAGATTCTTTAGGATCATAAAACCAGCGGATTTATCCTCAAGGGATAGGTAGGAAAGCAACTCTGCATTACGAACATCCAGGTCTTGTTCTGCTTGAGGAGTGAGACGCAACAACTTTGTGTCTTTCACCTTGAGGTTGAATGAGGGTTTCTGGATTCTCTGCCGGGTTAAGGTATCAAGGATTCCTATGGCAAGCTTTGTCGGGATTATTGCTTCGGCATCATTGCCATATGTGGCTTTTAGCCCAGCGTTGTATATTTCCTTTACAATATCGGAAATATGGATGGGTTTTTGGTCATTCAGGAGGAATACCTGGATTCCTTTTAATAGTTCAGTCTCTGTGAGACGAACTGATGTGATTATTGATTTTTCTGCTTTTTTCTTTTTAGGCATTTTTTCATCCTCCTTTTATTATTATTATTCTAATTTAATAAAAATAACCACTCAATGATGATAAAGAGATGGTTGGTGGTATAATCATCTCTTTATCACTTTCAATGGTTATTTCCTTTTATTGATATTTTCCAACAATTAATTGATTGAATAACCTTCTGGAATCTTTATTAATTTTTGCATCAATTCTCAAGACCTTAATACAGGTTTTTTCAAACCCATGAACCTTGATTCCATTTATGCGCTTTTTCGCATTTGTCATTTGATTCCTGGTTAGCCATCTTCTTGCAGTTTTTGCCTTCATGTTTTATTTCTCCTTTATAAGTAATAAATAATCAAGTTGAATGATGATACTGTTTTCATTTGTCATACTATCATCTTTCAATGGATATAACGCCTGATTACCAAAAATAAACCATACATTATTGATCTTTTTATAATAGTTGTTTTGATATTCGATGTCAAAAGAATCTGGAGGAATCAAACAACCATTTGCTAAGTGTCCAGGTTTTTGTGGCATAATACCTCCTTTAATTAATTGAATAAAATAATCCTTGGGATGATTTGAAGCAGATTCGGAATGCGATATTTTCATCATCAGTTATGAATAATAATTCAGTATTATAATTCATATCATGCCGGTAGATTTTAAACATCATTACTTCTCCTTATAATAACTCATCAATATAATCTGGTTCCAGACCAAAGAATTCCGCACAAATATCTTCTGCTAAAGACATTTCCTCATTAAATAAATATTCCTGTAACTGATCTTTTGCTTCATCAATAAGTTCCTCTGCCTCTTGTTTGCTCATGCCATCTCTTTTCATAAGAATCTGTTTGATACTTTCCATTTTCGTTCCTCCCATTTAGGTTGTGTTGTTGAAATATGGTGCAAAATATTTTGGGTACTATGTTACAGTAACACGTTTTTGTTGCTTTTGAAAGCACATTTTTTACTTGTTTCAAACTATTTGTTGAGCATAAATCGTTTGTTCGCTTATACGCCATGGGGCCTTTGGCCTCTGGAATAAAGAACAAGGCCTCATTTGACTATAATCCTCCCCGTTCGCTTTATAACATAAAATATTCCTCCATCAGTTATAAAGACATAATATGGCTTAATATTAATCTTTATCGCCCGGATGATTCTTGCCATCTCTGCCACAGTACGCATTGCTTCAATGAATGTCATGTTTTTTCTCCTTTAATTTAATCAATTAAATATAAACTTCCTTTACATCGAATACAACTTCTTTTTTGTCCTTTTTGCATTTTTTTATGAATTACTGCTGAAACATTATGCTCTTTACAAGAACATTTATAAATATAATAAACAACATTTCTTGCAGGAACTGTCTTTAAATTATGGTATATTTCTGGTTTTTGCTTCATTTTGTGCATAACATATTTCCAAGTATTATCGTGATGATGTCCTTTACCATATTTTAAATGTGCAATATAATGGCACAACTCATGGATGATTGTTTTATCAAATTTTGATTGATTGAGCATAAAACAAACTTCATTAAATCTAAACCAATAATCAGTATTATTAAACCAAAATTCTCCGGCACATTTTCCTTTCAAATCCATTTTAAATGGTATTAATGGAATCTTTATATTAAAAATTTTTTCAGCTTTAGTAATATTTGTTTGTAAAACATCAAGAATATATTGCTCATTTGTAGTTAAAAAATCGTCTAATACATCATCTGGAATTTCTTCTCCAATGTTTAACAATGTGATAACTGCTTTTGTTCTTTTCAATTTTTTCTCCCTTAATGGTTTATGTTACAAATTATGGTATATATCTTCCATTTTTTGGTTCCAAAAATGATTTTATTCCTGGTGGGATATTTTCTTTCTCTGGAATGTTTATATACTTCCAGGCAGTTCTGTTCTTAATTCTATAAATAGCTGATTTAGTACAGCCATAAAATTCCGCTAATTCTTTAACTGTGATAAAATCAGCTTTATACGTTAAAATCCATAAAATTGTTTCTACATCAATAGAATTAAATGTTGAGCCAGTAAGTTTATTTATTATCTTCAGGCTTTCTTTAAGATGAAACGGATTGCAGCAATTAATTGTTCCACAGGTATTAACAACGTGATATTTATCATCATGCTCATGTTTCAATCCAATGATTAATTTCAATGCTAAGTCTGTAACCTTATAACCGTTATATACTGATATTGTGTCATAATTCCTCTTTGCTTTGGAAACATAAACCCAACAACCATTAATCCCAGTTGTATCATCTACATGCTGCCAAAAATAATCAATTAGATTCTTCTCCACATAATCTTGAACATCCCAATATTTTCCCATAACATTCTCCTTTTATAATATTGATCATATGGGAAGTATATCACGTTTTGCTTACAAAGTCACGTGCAGACGCAAAAAGTTTTTCTAATCTTTTTCTTTCACTCCAATATGGAATATTTTATAATTGGCTGGAAAAATAGTTACACGTAATACGTAATGTGTATTTTTGTTCCCGGCGACCGAAATACGGTTGTTCACGTCTTTTGATATCGCTGAACAACGATTTACTTTGTCGTTCACCACGTGAACAAGGATATTTTACTCCCTGGCCATTCTTTTATTCTTAGCAATATATATTTATAAATAATGTCCATGAATAAAAGTTACAGTATAAATATATATAGATAAAAAAAAAAAAAAAAAAAAAAAAGGACGGGT